TGACCCTAAAGTAATAGAAATTCCTCTTGACGAAGAAAATAGAGACGTTATAGGTGCCGACTGGTTTTATACTGATGGCCAATTTGTTAGTAAATTTCAATTTAATCCAAACATCGCGCCACCACAAGGTACGTGATTAACTCCATGTTAATATGCGGTTATGGGAAACGCCTGGCAAGAATATAAGAAGAAACTTGGTGACACTCGTCCATGGGACGTAGTCAATCCTTCATCACCAAAATCGTCAGATGAAGAAGCTGATAGAAGATACTCGATATGCCAATCATGTCCAAGTTTTCTCAAACTAACAAAACAATGTAAAGAATGTGGTTGTTTCATGCACCTAAAAACAAAATTGCAAAACGCTGAGTGCCCACTCGGGAAGTGGTGATGTTTGACTTTTCCGATACTGAAACGCACGAGCACAAGCAGCATCTACTATTTGTTGATATAGACACAAATTTACCCAAAAATATTGAAGATATCGATAAGAGGATGTTCCCGTATCCAGTCTTGGATTGTGCGCCTGAATTTAAAATATTTACACAGGATGATTTATTGAGTGCCGATGAGTGCGAGTATTTAATTTGGCTCGCTGAAACATTGCCATCTTGGCCAGTTGGAACGATGAATTTTTGGAGTGAGCGGAATGTTGGACTTCTTACCGACATACCCAAGCACAAGCATGCAAGTGTTATAACTGCTCAATTGGTTCTTGACATACATGACAGAATTCGAAGGTTTATTTCAGATTCATTTGGTTTTGAGTGTTACGCGGACCAAATTGGTATCGTTCGTTGGCCTCCCGGCAGCTTCCAAATGCCTCATGTTGATGAGGTTCCAGAATTGGACAGAATTGCCGGTTCGGTTGTTTATCTGAATGATTCCTATGCTGGTGGTAGAACCTACTATCCATATTATGGGAAGGAAAATACTCCACGGACTGGAACAATTTTTGCACACGACCCAGGGCAGGCGCATTTGCACGGTGTTACGCAAATACTAAATACCACAAGGTATACAATTTCATCTACGTGGTCGAAAAATCCAAAGGATTCTCGCTACGAAAGCTATTTAAAGTCGCTTAAATCATATATAGATGTAGTGCAACATGACGGAAGCCTAGGAGCACACACATAAACTTCTTTTAATTCTTTACACATGATTGTGATAATCTTGCGTCATGTTTAAAACCACTAGCTCCGTTGACCCAATATTTGATGGCTCTACACCCGCAATTGATGCAGATGCAATCAAGGAAATACTCAATCTTGAGATTGAACATCTTGGCAGCCCGACTACCGGAGTAGTTAGATTTCCTAACGCAATCGCTATGGACCAGCAAAAAATGAAAAAGTGGATTGATGCAAATGCCCAGGCAGCCCACGAACAGCGCTGGGAATATAGGGTTGATGATGCTGGCGTTACATATGCGGTCAATGAGGACGGCAATAAATTTTCGTTAGAGCAAATTGAAGAAGTACCAATTCGTGTTCTTGAGCCAGTGAAAATGGAAACAGATGATGAATTTGTTGATATTTTCCGTAGCTGGGAAGACGCAATTTACAAGTGTATAATTCGCTATGTGGACCTATACCCAATGGTTCTAGGGACACTGTGGTGGAGAAGCAGGGGTCATGTCATCCGTTACGACGAGGGCGACTACCTAGGTATACACAATGACAACGACTCAAATTTTAGGTCAACTGGCGGGAAGAGATATATACCAAAAGGTCAAATGCAGATGCGTCAGGTCTTGGCCGTCATGCTTTATGTGAATGACTGTGTTGATGACGAGCTATTTAGTGGCGACAATTATAGTGGCGGAGAATTGACATTTCCATATCTCGGAATTGAGCACCAGCCAAAGTCCGGAGATATTGTCATTTTCCCAACAAACTTCATTGCTACGCATGGTGTCAACACCGTCAAGAGGGGGCAGCGCTATTGTTATCTTGAGTTTTGGTCACAGGGCAGCAGTCAGGAAGAAGTGTGTGTGAATGTTGCTGAACCGAACGAGGTCGATGCATGGTGCAGGCCCCATTGGATTGATTCACTTTATGACGACTATTCACGGTATTGCATGCATTCCGAGTATCTTGAATCGTCCCTTGTTGGTAGGGCTAATCCCGTTTATCAGAATAGAAGCCTTGATAGTGAAGAGGGACACAAACAACCGTATTCACATAACAAAGTCGTAGAGGACAATCGGCTTCGTGGCCAGATAGAGCCAGTTTAAGATGCGAACGCACTCCAGCAATTGGGAAGCACATCTTGCATCAAACCAGAATATATTTGTAACAATCCCGTCCCTGAATGAAAATGACTTATTAAATACAATTTCTGATTTGTACAGCAAGGCAGATAATCCACAGTCCGTATTTGTCGGTATATGTAATCAAAAAACCGATGGACAGTTTGAAGATTTTTCACAATTTGAAAACGTTCGATTCACGAATATTGATTCAGATAAAATACGCGGTATCGGGATTGCGCGTATTGAATCTCTGTGGCTGTGGAGTGGACAGAAATACATTTTGCAAATTGATGCTCATAGCAGATTTGTTGAATCTTGGGACTCAATCCTAATTGCCTGGTATTTGAAACTGGAGTCTCTAAACCCAAACTGCGTCATATCACAGAGGCCGTGCGCATTTACAAAAACAATTGATGGGAAAATTAATTTTGACGAGAGCATACCAAGTATTCAAAAATTGCGTGAATTTCAAATCCTTGATGCAACTGAAAAATTAACAAAGTCTGAGTTTTCATCTGAGCAAAGGAATGCAATATCCAACAATATTTCCCATGTTTTTGAATACCCTGAGTTTGTCGAGCACTATTTCGTGGCGGGTGGTTTTATATTTTCTATCTATAAATTTTTTATGGATGTATTACCAGACCCACGGATTGCATTTTTTGGAGAAGAACACACCTTGCCAATTAGGGCATCAGCAAATGGTTACTCGATTTATGCCATAAATGAGAGAGTCGTCTACACCTTAGAAAAAACAGATGAATACTTGAATTCGGCAGATGCTTCCGCAAATTGGCATAATATTTATTCTGTCGATTCAGTCAGTACAACATATTTACATTTTTTTGATTCGTACACTAAAATATTACTAGGCCAAGAATTTGGGTACTATGGCGCAACGGATATTATTGCATATGAAACGTATATAGACAATATGGGATTTGACTATCGTTCCATTGAGGGGATATACACATATGATTGAGCCAATTGGATTCCCGGGTTCAGATGTATTTATGGCTAGGAACATTTTCACAAAAAAAGAAATTGATTTGTTTCTTGATGTTTTTCTAACCACACAAAACCCATCATCCAGCGCAGAAGAACTATCAGGTCAATTTAAAAATATTCAGATTAATGCCGAGAACATTGATATTGCGCAAAGGATGATTGCATTACTCGAAAACGCGCTCCGCACGGCGTATGGGGATACGTTCAAGCCCATTTTATTACCCGACACGCGAACGTCGATTAAAATACAGGAAACTGGTCAAATGCACCCAATACATAGTGATTCGGCAAAAACCACTCACTCTGGGGGTGTGTACGGAGAAATGCTCGCATATTCCGGAATACTCTCACTTTCGGATGATTATGATGGCGGTGAAATCAATTTTCCCGGAGATGGGGTATTCACAAAACTCGATGCCGGTTCAGCATTATTTTTCCCATCACAAAAACATATTCACCAAGTAGAACGCGTGTTATCCGGAACACGCTATACGTTTTTAACTTTTTGGGAACACTGTGAATAATGAAAATCTATTTGATATTTTGCAAAAATTTAAGTCTGTAAAAATATCAGACATTCAAATTGACCCATTCGGATACTGTAATGCAAAGTGTTGGTTCTGTCCAGTTAGCACGCATGGGAACATAACCTCATACTCCAAACATATGGAGCTAGATATGCTAGAAAAAATACTTCAAGATATTTATTCAGAAAAACTTTCTCCGACTGGCATTATTTCAAGTCGATTAACCCAAATACATACCGCACATTATAACGAAATACTGTTATACAAGTATTTTGAAGAGTTTTTACAATTGTTGTCCAGATTCGATTTCAAAATGGTTATTTTGTCAAACGGCGTTAATTTAACACCACAAAAAATAGATATAATAAATAAATATTCTTCTTCTGTGAGCGGCATACATCTAAATATTCCTGCATTTGAGCGTGAATTGTGGGCTGAGCGTACAGGAATGCGGCCAAGTGGATTTGATTCATTGATTGATAACATAAAATACGCAGAAACTAATTTGCAGTACTTTGTTCATATAAACGCATTTACAATTGGAGTTAACTGTCCAACAGCATACTCGATGGACACTCATGGCGGTGCAATGACAAAAATGCAAAATTTTCCGAGTATTGACCTGGACCCAGCATGCGGCGAGCTACAAACCCAGATATCAATTGCGCGTTCAATATTTCCATCAATTCCAGTCAACTCTGAAGAGCACTTACATGATAGGGCTGGGATGCTCGACGAAGCCGCCGTATTCTCTAATGCAATAAAACTAAATCCGCAAAAGCGTGCAAAAGCAGTCGGTTGCGAATATGGCTCGAACGGCAGAATCTTTGGGTGGCTAAATATAAACAGTAAAGCTGAAACATTTTTATGTTGCAATGATTTCAAATACGAGTATGTATTTGGTAATTTGTTGACACATAAACTGAGAGATGTATGGTTAAGTAGGCAGCACGCAGAGGTTGTAGATATGGCGCTGGCAAATATTTGCACAAAGTGTATTCATGCGGTATGGGAAAACCACGATGTATGAAAATTCAATTTTTGACATGCAATATGACGACATATTGCGTAATATCGACCGATTGATTGAAGTATTCCGTAATAACGGTCTTGTAATATTCAGGCAACTGCATGCATCGGAGGAGCAGCAGTACTCAGTCTTGACATTGTTTGGCGACGCTCTCGGATGGAATCCAAATTCAATAAACGGTAATCTGATAAAACATTGGGTGAGATACGACGAAAATCATTCCGTATCAATTGACTTGAGGCAAAAATTTGGACCCCATCCGCTTGATGAAAATATACTTATTCACTGGCACCTAGAACATATAGAAAATGATGTACCGCAAGTTGGGGCGGCATGGAACATGATTAAAAATAACAACCCGAACCCAGATGCTGGTTCTACCGGTTTTGTTAGTTGCTACGCAGATAGACTGCTCCCCAGTATTGAGCATTTGAATTTCCTACGTAGTACTACAATCATGTGCACAGAAAACACTGGTTGGGAGATGGGTTGGGACTCGGCTGTCAGGCAATCAGTGATAAGCCATCAAATTACTGGTAAAGAAGTTTTAAGGCTGTGCCCACTTGGCCACACCCAGACTGTTATTTCTGTCGATGGAAAACCACCAACGCCGGATGACCAAAAACTAATGAATGAAATTACGTGGTGGTTTTTGCGCACGGTCTGGGGTAATGCGGATGTTCAGTTTTGGTGGAACTGGTCTGCCGGAGATATGATTATTCCTGATTTAACAGTAATGGCCCATGCTGTAAAAAATGGTTTTAAGCACAACGAGAGAAGATTTATTGGATACTGGGCTTTTGGTGACGGCTACGAAAAGCGTATGCTTGGTCAATTAAGAACTTGACAGAACACCGACTGGAACATATTCGTAATTTAAACCTTCTATCTTGGCTATGTCATTTTTCAGGTTTATCAGCCACTTAAAATTTGCTTTTTCTAGTTCCATCGATTCATAGTCGCACTCAGGGAGCCCGTGGCAAAACCACGAAAGATATGAATACCTAATACCAGACACAACTGGAAGAATCTCGTGTGCACCCATGTAGCTTGATGGGTAAACGGTTACTGAACCAACTTTTGCCCTGTGCGTTATGCCCCATGTCCTAAATCTAAGTTCTCCACCTTCGTAATTGTCGTTTATGGCCACCGTGGTGGTGAGCGTGTTATATAGCGGCGCTATGTGCAATGGGTTATAGGTTTCCCCGTCGTACGGCAATCCACAGTCGGAGTGTACGCCAATGTACTGACCAGGCTCATACATTGCCACGTGACCATCTGTTCTCCATGTCAGCTCTGAAACAGCAACCGGAAATACTTTTCCGTATATTGTTACTGCTTTATATATGCCATCGTCTATTGATTTTTTTATTAATGCATCCTCAGCGGTCTCGCCAATATAGCCAAACTTGTCAAAACGTGTTGGTCTCGTGTCTACAGATGTTTTGTCGAATTCGTATCCTCCCTCATTTCTTTCAACAAATTCGTCTATTGAGGAGTAGCCCTGTGGAACCGAGTTACTCTGAACCCTTGCCATCCACTCAAGGCTTTGCTGATTGTTTAAATCAATCAAGCCTTCTATGTTCAGTATTCCATTGCCAAGGTGGGTGATAATCATGAGTGCATGCTTTCAACTAGCGACAATGCGTGAGCTGGGGCTTCTGGACCAAGAGATTCAAGGTGTTTTTTAAAATCGTTCCTAAGGTTCGGTAAATAAATATTTGTTGCTATCGAGGCCATTTCTGGTTTTTCTATAGGGTCTTCTACGGCTTCGTTGTATGCGGGATTTGGACTGCCGTGCGAATACCAACCTAAATAGGAATACCTATTACCAGATGTAACTGGTTTAACTTCATGGGCAGCCATAAAGTTTGATGGAAACATCAGAATGTCTCCAGCATTTGGCTGATATTCAATATCCAAATAATTGAAATAATGGCTTCCGCCTTCAAAATTGTCATTCAAATACACAATGCACGATACTGTGTTTCGTGTGGCAAGTTGGTCTGGTGGTTCAGGCATTCCGTATAGGTAATCTGCGCTTGTATCTGAGTGTTGACCAAGAAAAGTTCCGCCGTGCTCTGTCGAGTAAGAAACAATGTGGCCCTTTACCTTCCACCACACATTTTTATAGGCTAATGGAAATAATACAAAATATTTAATTAAACATGAATATTTTGACTCTTCAACAAAATCCAAAAATGCTTTAACATCAGTGTCGTCTGTTCTATGTATTGCTGAACCACGTCTTGGCATTTGCCTAACCCCATCGGCGTCAAAATAGTACCCGCTTTTATTTAGGTAAGCCATTTTGCCTGTCTCTGGGTCGACTGCTTCGGTATACATCTGTTCTCTCTCAAGAGAAACCTGACGTTCGGCAAATGAGCACGCCCAATTTACATCAAAAGAAATTGCGTTTTCGAACAACACAACACCACCACCAAGGTGTTTTGCAGGTGGATTATTGAACTTCCAGCTCATATTTTTGTGAATACTATGACCTGTGCTGTATCTTCGTATTCATCCGATTCCCACATTTTGACGTTGGTTTGTTTTACGTTACCTATTGCGCTACCTGCTTCAAGGCGGTTTATTTCCTCTTCATATCCCTCTTCATCGTAGGAGGACTTCTTTACGCTTATTACCGCTTTGCCGCCGCTTTTAAGCAGCTGCAATAAATGCTCAATATTACTTGGTCCAAGATGTTTTGTTGTGAACAGTCCTGCGCTTACGACCCCGTCATACACACCGTGAAGTGTCGTATTTGTATTCTTTGCATTATCAACAAAAAGGTCTTTGTATATTTCCGTCCAACTAAAATCAGAGGCAGCTTTTTCTTCCGTTACCTTAAGCATTTCTTCTGAAATGTCAAGACCATCTAGCTTCAATTTCGGGCTTGTTTTTGAAAGAGCCACACCAACTTCGCCAGTTCCACATCCAACGTCGATGCAGCGAACTCCTTCGCCATAACCAAATTCTTCAAATGCAATTTTTGCGACATTTTCAGCAAGTACATACTGTTTTGTTTTTAAAAAATTATCGTATGTTCCCGCCTGGCTGTCGTAGTAACGGGCAATGAAACTATCGCCTTGCTCCTCGTACATCCCAATTGCAATATAAAGGCTTTCGACTTCTGCTGGTATCTTCATGATTTTTAGAATTTGTGAATAAATTCCACAAACTCATCCTCCGAATCTCCGAGATTTTCAAACTCTATAATTCCCATTTCCTCATACCTTCTCCGGAGCCATTTATCGTTTCTGTCCAGAAGGCCCAGTTTAGACACATTGGGGACTATTTTGGCTGCAAGCATTCGCCTAATCCATGCCTGCGCTGGGTCATTAAGCAGGTATGGAGCAATATCTTTAACGCTTACCCCCATTCGTTCGTAAACTTCCTGCTGGAGCATCCTTTCGCCAAGTTTAAGCGTTGCCTCAAATGCGAATTCCTGCCTCTCCATTATTTCGGAGTCAGACATTTCTGCGTATATCTCTTTCAGGGATATAACCCCGAATGAAATATGTCTTGCTTCGTCCGACATTACATTTCTCAAAAGATTTTTTAGTAGTGGTTCATTTGTTAGCTCTCTCGTATAAGCCATAGAAGCAAGACCAAGACCTTCCACCATAATCTGCATGCCAAGATACGTCATATCCCACCTCTTGTCCGCGATTGTGTCATCGACCAAGTGCTGTATATGCCAATTAAACGGCAGCAAACCGCCCAACTTTTCTTTCCCATATTTTGCGAACACTTCAACGTGTCTAGCCTCATCCACAACCTGGGTTGACGCATAAAGTTTCCCGTCATACCACGGGCATGTTTGTGTTAGCTTTGCGGCGCACATCAACGCAGCTTGTTCACCATGCACGAATTGCGATATTAGCCAGCGCCTGCTCTGTACGCCAAACTCTAGCCATT